GCCTCGTAGACGCACGGGTCGGGGAACAGCCGACGGACCTGGCGGCCGACCTCCGACCGCTGCCAACTCCGATCCGACGTCGAGCAGAACACCCCTTCGGCGCGCACCGTTCGGCCGCGAACCTTCACGTCGCCGGTCTCAACACCGCCGTCGTGGAACCAGTTGCCGTACACCGACCGGAACAGATACCGGCCGTCAATGTCCGCGAACATCCGACGCGCCTCATCCCGGCGCATCGGCAGCGGCGTGTGAATCCGATCGAACGACAACGCGTCGCCGCCGAGGAACTCAAGCGTGTCGATCATCCGCAGCGCATACGGATGGCTGCGCCGCTTCAACCCCTTGATCGTCTTCGCCAAAGAGCCGCCGTGCATCACCGGCACCTCGTCGGCCGGCTGCACCACAAAGAAGTCGTCGTTGAACAACACGAACCGGTCGTCGACCTCAGCCAACGCAGCCCGCACGTTGCGGGCCTGGTTCGTCCACTTGTCGGAATCCTGCGCCACCGGCACATGAGCCACGCCAGTCAGCCACCGAGGCTGATAGCCGGCGACCACCACATGCCGGTGCGGCAGGTTCGCCGCGACCGACCTCAACGAGTAGCGCAGCTCATCGTTAGAGCCGTTGCGCGCCACCACATAGACGAGGTCGACCGCGGCCGACATCACTAGCTGGTCGCCTCGATCTTCACCGCCCGGAAGTTCGCCTCCTCCGGGTCGGGGGAGTCCTCACCGGTCGCCTCCTCCACCGACGTCGCGCCCATCAGCGACGACAGGATCGCCCGGTCCTGCAGCTTCGAGGCGTCGTAGTCGCGGATGTACCGCATCGCCAGACCTTCGAACGACTGCGCCGCACCCCAGGTGACACCCTGCGGGATGATCGGCGCCCGGTTCGACAGAACGAACGCGGTCCGGTGGAACGCGACCGCCTCGTCCTCGTCGAGCCCGTTCGACCCGTACAGGTCAAAGCCGGCGAGCCGGCCGATCTCCGCTTCGCGGAGCGCCTCGTCGGTGCCCGCCTCGTTGACCTTGTGGAGCTTGTCGTTCGACAGCACCCACCGCTCAAGGTCGGCGCCCAGCACCATCCGGCGCTGCGCACGGGGCACGTTGCGGACGTTCAACGCCTTCGACACCTCAAGGAACACCTCGAACGGGTCGTCGCCGGCGGCGCCGGTGTCAACCTCGATGACGTCCGCGTCGAACGTCGCAGCCTTCATCGCCGCGATCAGGTGATCCTCGAGCTTCTCAGCGACCGCGCGGACCTGCGGGGTCGTGATCTGCGCGCCAAAGTCCTCGATCTCAAGGGTTTCGTCCTCGTCGGTGATCGCCACCGCCGAATAGACGTGCTTGTCGAGCTTGACGGTGATCGCCGTCTCCTCGATCTCGTCGGTGACGATGTCGCTGTTGCGGTCAACGTCGCGAGCCGACAGGACACCCGGCACCCGAACGGTGACCGTGTCGCCCTGCTTGCCCCCGAAGTCCGTCGCAGCGTCCCGCCACACCAGACGGGGAAGAACCATCTCCCGGTAGAGAAGACCGAGAGTCATCGCAATGCGCTGCTCGGTCTGGAACGTATTGTCACTGGTGTACGCCACGGCACACCCTCCTTTGCTATCGCGTCAACGCTGCCGCGCGCCGTGGCGAGACAGCAGACCTACGTCGAACGGCGGACCTTCTCGGCCAGCTCCTGCGGTGAAAGCTTCTGCGGCTCAGGCACCGACGTTGTGTCGACCGGCTCCCGCACCCCACGGGTCTGCGGGATCAACTCCGCGAGCTCCTTCGCGTCCGCCTCCAACGACTCCTCGTCGTCGCCCTGCAGCCGCGACGCGAGCTTGTCCGGCAACCCGTGCTTGCGCGCGACCCGCTCGCGCAGCAGCTCGCCGCGCAACAGATCCCGCTCCTTCGCCAGCGCGTCCCGCTCCTCGTTGAGACGCTGCTGCTCACTCTTCTGCGAGTCCTCAAGCTCGCGGGCCTTCTCAGCCAGCGGCTTCAGCTCGTCCTTCTCCTTGCGGAGGTTCTGAATCAGCTTCCACGCCCGTTCCGGGTCGAACTCCTCATCCGACCCCCACGGCGGCGCCGGCTCGGCGCTTTCCTGCGGCTGCTGCTCTTCGCCCTCCTGCTGCTCCGCTGCTTCGGTTGTTTCGGTCATCAGTCGCCTCCTGGGCGGTCAGACACGCGCCTGTCGTGTCTCGGTTAGGTGCGCCCGTACGCCTGCCGGTAGGCGGCGCGGAACGCCGACTGCGCGGGCTTCGTGCCCCGCACATCCCTGGTCGCTTCCTTGTAGAGCTCCCAGAACTCTTGCTCACGCGGCCTGAGCGGCTCCCGCTCGAACACCTCCACCGGCTCGCAAGCGCAGTGGTCGTGAACCTCGAAATCCGGTCCGGTGCCGTCGCCGCGGAAGTTGCCGCGCCCCCCGCGCGCCGTCTCCTCCGAGTGGTACACCGCCCCGCGGGTCGCGAGCATCGCGCAGAACGCGCACGGCTCCGCGCCCGTCTCACGCTTCCAGCCGCGCGAGTGGCCGGCCTCACGGGCCAACTCCGCCGACTCGACAACAGTCCTTCGGCCGCCCTCGAGCGAAAGCCGACCTGCCGACCCCGACGCCGCGACCGCCGAACGGCGTAACGCCTCCTGCTGCGGGACACCCTGCCGGAACGCCGTCGCAGCCGACGTCAACGCCGACTTCGCTACCGTCCGCTGGACACGCCGCGCGTCCGGCTCACCCGCGACCGCCAACTGCGTCGCCCGCGAACCCGCAATGTCCCGCACCTCACGGACGAACTCCGCCGCCCGCTCCGAACCCTGCCGGTAGTCGCGCATCACCATCCGCGACGTCGCACCGACAATCGCCGCGACCGAACCGTCAAGATCCGACGGATCCCAGCGCTCCTGAAACAAACGGGAGATCTCACGGATCGTCGCCGCCCGCATCCCAAGCTGCTCGAGACGGAACCTGTCCGCCGCAGCCATCCGCGGGTCGGTCATCCGAACTGGCGCTCAAGCTCAGCCTGCAACTGGGCGAAACTGTCGCCCTGGTCGCGCATCGCCCGAGCCCGATTCACGTCCTGCTGCGTCCAACCCGGAATCATCGGCCACGCCATCTCCGGCGGAACCTGCAAACCATCCGGGCTGACCATCTTCGACAACGCATCCACCGTCGCCGACAGCGCACGCGGATCCGTGTCACGCCAAATCACCTGCGACGCCACATCCGACTCCGCCTCAACGTCACCGGCCGCACGCGCCGCCAACCGGAACACACGCTCATGCGACTCGCCAAGCGTCGTCTGCCTGTCCTTGATCTTCATCGACAACGACGTGTCCGCCGCCGTCAACGCCTCACCTGACAAGTTGACCATCTCGCCGAGCAGATAGTGCGGCGGCGTCTTCGACTTCAACCCGTACACCCGAAGAGTGTTGTTGATCGCCCCCACCAAGTTGCTCAGATCCGCCTCAGGCAACTGGCCTACCTGCGACGCCGGAGAGTCCAGCATCCAAACGCGCTTCACCATCGCTGCCCGCAACGAATCATCGTCCAGGTCGGCGTCCTCGATGCCGGCGATCCACCGCTGCGGCGTCCCCGCGTACGACTGAGCCACCAGCAGATCAAATACCGTCTGATTCAACCGGTCCTGCACCGGAATCACCGGCTCGACCTCACCAATCGGATTCGTCGCATCCAACGACATCGTGTTCGTGTACCGGACGAACGGGCACACCCCCAGCCCGTGCGGCCTCGGCGGACGGTCCGCCGTGAACACCCAACGGGTATCCCGCTTCGACAGCCAATACTCGCCCCACGAGTCGATCAGCTTCGCGCGGTCCTCAACCACCCGCAGCGCGAAACGGGGCCAATCATCGTCCGAGTCGGCGAGCTCGGCATACCACGCACGCGGCGACGCCGGCATCATCCACGGGAACGGATCGCCCGGCAGCACCATCATCCACCCGTAGCCGTTCACCGCCACCGTCTCATACAACGCCTTCTGCTTCGCGTCGAGGCTGTTCGCCTGCCACCACAGCCACGCCCGCGAATCCTCATCATCGGTAGCGTCCGGCCGATACCCGTCCACGAACAGCCGCTCAACCTGCGAGCCGACCACCAACGGCACGAGGTTCGTCACCGCCCGACGCGCCAACACCCGAAACTCGGCCGTCGACGTCGGCGGCTCATACGGACGCCGGTGATGCCCCGCGAAATACGCGTGGAACTCGTCCAAACGGGCGCGCTCAACCGACGCCTTCTCGGCGAGCCGGCCGACATGAAAGCCGGCCTCAGCCTCCGAAAGCGGCTCGACCACGATCACACCCCCATCATCCGACGAGACGGACGCTTCCCGCCGCGGCTACGCGCCGCATCCCGCGCCAACCGTGCGAGCACCATCGCCACCGCCGCGTCGATCTTCCGTTTCGACTCGCGGTGCTCCTTGCCCATCCCGACCCCATGCCGGTTCGGGCGGCGGCGGGTGTTCTTCACATACTCCGATAGCCGACCGCCCGCATGCGCGAGCATCCCGTCGTCGATCTCCTGCGCAGCCTTCTCCGCCGCGCGGGTGAACTCCGCCAAACGGGTGCGCATGTCGAACCCGACCGCGTGATCGCGGTGGGCGCGCCCCTGATAGCCGGCACCCCATTCGACGTTCCAAGCGTCCACATAGGTTTCCCACGGATGCACATCCGAGAAGAACGCCGACACCCTGAACCGGCGATGCGCCGCGCCCACCGCAGCGTCGACATCCTCACGCGGCGCCTCGCCGCCATGCTGCTCAGGGTCCCACACATCCAACAGCTCGATCAGCCCATCCGACATTCGGCACGCCACCAACGCCGTGTGATCATCCGTCCGCGCCCCATCGAACCCCAACGCCACCTGGTCACCGTCAACCAGCCGCTCACCGGACTCACAACGATCCCACGCCGCAGGCTCAACCCACGCGTCCTCGGCCGCCGACAACTGATTCAGATAGAACCGGCGCGACGTCGACTCCGCCGTCCGCGGATCCCACACCGCCGCGACCGTCCGATCCTCGTCCAGCCAATGCGAGTCGCCGCGCGCCGCGCGGATCCCAGCCCGCAGCGACCCCCCATCCGACAGATCCGTGTCCGCCGGCGCCTCGAGCGAGTCGTACAGGAACCCGGCGGACCGGCTGCGGCCCGACTCGACCTTCAAGAACGCGTCCCAATCGCGCTCCGCGACCGAATCCTCGCCCGGCGCATGCGCGTTCGTCAACGACAACGCCCGCGACGAACCATCCCGGCTCTTGATCGCGTTACGGTCGATGACCTCCGCCATCGCATGACCCTCGTTCGCGGACATCCAATGCTGCGTCTCATTCGCGAGCACGAACGTCGCGCGCGCACCCTCCAACGACCGCGGAGACGACGTCACCGCCTCCAACCGGCGGCGGCCACGATCCGCGTAGATGATCTCCTTGCCGAGGTCGATCCGCTGCTCCGCGACGAGATCGTCGGAGAACATCGCCGGGAACAACGTCATCGTGATACGCGTCTGATCCCGCGACACCGCCGCGACCTGCACCCACGACGCCTGATGCGGCACCGCCACCGGCGCCCCATCCGCGTCCCAACCATCGAACCGGCACGGGCCCGCGAACTCCACCGAACAGATCACCGCACCCAACGGATCCTTGCCCCAGCCCTTCACGCGACGCAGCACCCCATACGGGAACAGCCACCGGCCCCGCCCATCGACCGCGTACCACCACAACAGGAAACGGGCCTGCTCAGCCGTAGCCTTCCACGGCTGGCCGGCGTCCGGGCCGTCCGGCTGACGCAGAAACTCGTGCGTCCAGCCGAGCACCTGCCAGCCCAACGTCCGCTCCGGCAACACGAACTTGCCGTCTCCGTCGCGCCGCCACGTCGGCCCATACGCAACCGGGTCAAGCACCAAGCTCACGCCTGTAATCCTCAATCGCCGCGACCTGCGCGTCCTCGCCGGCGTCCTCGACCCGCTCCAACTCCACCCGCACGCGACGGCGCGACCCCTCCGTCGTCAACAACTCCTGCGCCGCCGAATGCCACGCCGCCATCATCTGCGACGACGGCCGACCCGACTCCAACTGCCGGGACAGCATCTCCGCCCACACCTTCGCCGTCGCCCAATCCGACTGCTCATAGAACACAGACTGACCCGACTTCTTCAACGACTGGAACCACTCACGGGCAACCGGATGCCAATCTCGCGACGCCGGCGGAGGCTTCGCCTCACCCGACGACGGCGCACGCGTCGGCTCGGCGTCCTTGTTGCGACGCCGACGCTCAGACGAGTGCTTCGGAACCGGTGGCATCACTCAATCCTTCGGGGTCTATCGGCTTCAGGATCCGTACCGACCGGCTCCGGCT